GAGCCGCTCGACGACAAGGTGACGTTTTCCGTTTCCTGCACCCGCGGCGTCCAATAAGGAGCGATCGACATGGCAGTAGCTCTCGGTCGGGACGGCGGCACACCAACGGGCGGAAACGGCGCGACGGGCGTGCTCAACGTTACGTGGAACCAAGAGGTGACCGCGATCGACGTGTCGCATCGCGGCCTCGTCAACGCGAGCGGCATTTCGTACAAGGCCGCCACCGGCGGATTCGTGACCCGCACCGCAGAGATCGAGTGTCTTGACGCGACGGCGGTGATGACCTCGCTGGCGTCGGCCGGCAGCGGCTACATCGTTACCAACGTGTCGGAAACACGGCCGCTCGACGGGCCGGTCACGTTTACCTTGACCGCGAAAAAGACCTCCTGATCGGAGGCAGCCGTGGCGATTTCTCTTGGTCGTGAAACGGTGGTGACGTGGGGCGGCGTGACCGTTCCAGGCGTCCGCGACGTGCAGGTCAGTGTGGCTGGCACCATCCGCGAGATCACGCCGTTTGGCAGCCGGGCGACGATCTCGTACCAGACCGCGTACGCAGTGTCGATCACCATCGACACAATCGACGACGCTGCGGCCACAACCGCCATCGCCGCGGCAGTCGCGGGCACGGAGATCGCCGTCGTGACCAACGGCTATTCGTTTACGGCGGTGGTCGTCAACGTGTCTGACGCTCAGCCGCTGGACGATGTCCGCGTCTGGTCGATTCAAATGGCAAAGACCCAAGCAGGACTTCGCACATGAGAGAGTTTCGGGACGATCAGGGCCGCCCGTGGCACGTGTCGCTAACCGTGTCGTCGGCCGCCCGCGTCAAAGACTTGGTCCGCGTGGTGCTGCCGCCGAAGACGGCCGACGAGCCGGCTCCGACCGAGTCGGTGCCGTTTGATCTGATCGACGCCGGTGAGATCGCTCGCACCTTTCAGGTTCTGCGGTCGAACTTCTCGGCGCTTGGCGAGACGCTGGCTGCTCTGCTTGTTCCGCAGATCATTCAGAAGGGTCTGTCGAAAGAGGACTTCCTCGACGCTCTCCGCGGCGATTCGCTCGAGCAGGGAGGGCTAGCAGTCGAGGAGGAGCTTGTGTCTTTTTTCCCCCCGCGCCTCCGCGGCGTGCTGACGGCGCTGTCGGCTCGGATGACCGAGCTGGCGGAGACGGTCACGAAGCAAGCGGAGGCGGCGCTGCTGACACCTGGGCCGTCATCTGGGAGTGCTGCGGAATCACCGGCCTTGAGCCCGACAACCGAACCCTCCGAGAGTTGATGGCGGCGAGGGACGCTCGCCTCGAGTCCGATTGGTGGCACACGGCGCATCAAATGGCTCTGTTCGCAAATGCCAACCGCGGGCAGGGCAAGCCGGCGATCGACGCCGCAAAGCTGAATCCGTTCACGAAGTCGAAGCCGGTGCCGGCACGGCAGGCGACGCAGGCTGATCTCGAAGAATTGTTCGGCCCCGCAGGAGGGTGATCGATGTCAGCATCAGCAGTCCGCGGCGGTCAGGTCTATGTTGAGATCGGGGCTAATCCGTCGAAATTTCTCTCGGCGCTGACGACGATCAACACCAAGATCGCCGATGTCGGCATGACGCTTGAGTATGCGGGCATGGGCATGGCAGCGATCGGTGCGGCGATCGCCGGTCCGATCATGGCTATCGGCGGGGCCTTCGTTGAGAAGACCGTCGAGATGCAGAACATGCAGCGGGCGCTGAAGGACATCGGCAACGCTGTCGGCGAGGCGGTCGCGCCAGCATTCGTCGGCATTGCCAATGTCGTCGCCGGGGCGGCGAAGGCGATCGCCAAGTTCATCCGTGACAACCAGCAGCTCGTCCGCCTGGCGGTCGCGGTCGGCGGCTACTTCACGCTTTGGGGAATGGCAACGTACGCGCTTGGCTTTGCCATGACGACGCTTTCTCGAACGATCACGGCGTCCATCGGGCCGATCAGCGCGTTCCTGACGATCGTCAAGAGTGCGGCGGTCGCCGTCGGCGTGTTTGCGACGAGCGGGCCGGTGCTGGCGGCCGTGGCGGTGCTCGGCGGGTTGGCTGCCGGGGCGGCGATTGCCGGCGTCGACTTTCGCAAGCTCGCCGGCGTGATCGGCGGTGCGTTTGCCAATCCGATTGGCAATCTTACGGCCGTCTTCGGTGATCTCCTCGGGACGGTCAATCTCACCGTCGAAGGCATTTACCGGGCGATCGCGGCAGGCGACCTGGCTGGGGCCGTGGATGTGCTGATGGCCGGCTGGCTGGCCGCCTGGGCTCGTGGCACGCAAGCGGTAATGGGTGTCATGGACCCGTTCACAGAGACGGCCCAAAACGCAATGTCCGATCTCGGCGTTGGTCTGGCTGCCATGTGGGATCAGATGTGGACGGACATGGCGACGAGCGAATGGGGCGGATACATCCTCGGCGCAATGGACAACGTTTTAAACGGGATCATGTCCTACTGGGACAATCTCATCGGCTATCTCGAAAAGGGGTGGACGGAGATGTGGCGTCGTATGGGCAGGATCACCGACGAGGCCGCGGCAAAGGAAGTGGCTCGCATCGATGCCGTCAACTCTGGCAACGCCGACCAGCGTGGCCGCGACAGGCCGGGATTTGCCGGTCGCACCGGGCTGACCGACCAGCAGAAAGCCAAGATGCAGCAGGAGTCTGCCGACCGGCAAGCGGCGATGTCCGCGGAAGGCGACCGGATGCGGAAAGACCGCGCCGATCGGACGGCGGCAAACGTCGGGATGCGTGCCCAGGCCGTCGCCGACGCAAACCGGAATCTTCAGGCACAAGTCAATCGGTTTCCGGTGCCGCAGGTTCCCATGCAGGCCGGGGCGCTGAAGACCGAGACGGCCGGAACGTTCTCGGCCTTTGGACTCGGACAGCTCGGCACGGGCAACATCGACAAGCAGCAGCTTGAGGAGCTGAAGAGAATCCGCGAAGAATTGCAGCGGCAGGCTTTGGCCGGCGGGATCGGACCGTGAGGAGAACACCGTGGCACTGACATGGGTTGAGGATTCTACGAGCCGGTCCGCGACGATCTTTCGGCTCGGCCGAAAAGATCCTTCTACCCGTTCGCGCGTTTGGAACGTCATCGGCACGAGCAACGAAGACGTTCTGCACGCCGACGTGAACAGCAAGATCAGCGACTTCTACCAATACTGGAGCTATCCAGGCCAGCCGCTGGTACGGCTGCGAGCCGAACAGTACAGCGTGACCTACCAGGGAGACGACGCCTGGCTTGTGACGGTGAACTACGAGAAGCTCGGGGCCGACGACGCGACGCAGACGGGACCGTTGAAGCGAGCGCGGTCGTTTGACACGACCGGCGGGACGCAGACGGTGACGCAGTGCCGTTTTGACCCGGTAGCGGCATCGATTGGCGAGAGAATCTATGACTCAACCGGAGCGTTGGACGGGGCCAACCGGCCGACGATGAAAGGGGCCATCAACGTTGATGACCGCGGCGTTAATGGAGTGGACATCGTCGTCCCACAGCTTACGTGGACGGAAGGCTACGACGTGCCGACTCGGTTCGTCACCGATGCCTACGTTCGCGCCGTGCATCTGCTGACAGGGTCTGTGAACGCCGCTCCGTTTCGTGGGTTCGCTCGAGGGGAAGTGTTGTTTGCTGGCATGACTGGATCGCAGGAATGGGATCTCCAACGTGGCGACGGACCGTGGTCGCTGACATTCCGTTTCGTTGGGTCACCAAATCGTGGTCCAGACCTCGGCGGGCTGCCGGCCGAGCCGATCGGCAACATCACGGTCTACAACAAGTTCGGCCACGATTACCTTTGGATTCGGTATGCGTCGGTCGATGACCAGAACAACAATTTGATACTCCGCCAGCCGCTCCAGGTCTACGTCAACAAGGTCTACCCGGACGGTGATTTTTCGAAGATCGGTATTGGTGTGGCATGAATGGCCGCGTGACACCGGGACCGATCAAGGGGCAACTCTCAGCGGCCGCGTTGAACCGCGCTCAGGAAGCCGCGGACATCGTCCTAGGTCAACGCGGCAACGGCATGGCGGACGGCCCGTCTGCCGGCCCGATGCCATACACCGGCATCCTGGCAAAGAATAACACCACCGGCACGGTTCGCCGCTGGGGCGTGATGAGCGTCGCCGGCGTCGTATTCACGCCGAGCGGAGCGACCGGCAACGCGACGCAGCAGTTCCAGGATCAGCCGGTCTTGAGCGGCGGCTTGCCGACTGGCGGATCGTCGTTCGTGGTGGCTGTCGAGCCGATCGCGGCCGGGAAGATCGGGCGGGTGGCTGTGGCCGGGGTTGTGCAGGCCAAGATCAACGTCGTCAGCGAGTCTGACACGTTCGCCACCGCGAAGGACGGCGACCTCACGCAGCTCACCTCGGCGGCCAGCGGCGACGCCCAGATCCTCTGGAAGGAAAGCGGAACCGGGGCGGGCAAGTGGGCCATTGTTCGGTTCGGCGGTTCGGGCGGGGCGTCGATCCGGCTCGGTAAGGTGACGGGCACCTGGAGCAAGGGCTCGACGGCCACGGTGACGCAGTGGAAGGGCGACGGGTCGTATCAGGTCACCGGGCCGAGCGGGCCGCTGAAGTTCACGGCGATTAACCGGGCGCAGACCGTTACGGGGCCGACGGGCGGATTCTGGGTCGGATGCGAGAGTATCGACGGGACATGGCACCTCGAATGGGCGGAGTGTACGTGATGCTGCTTGGGGGCTCATCGCCGTGTCAGCAGTGCGGATGCGTGTCATGCCAGACCTGCACCCGCACCTGCACCAATCCGCACACCGGCGCAGCGTTTGCCAAAGTGTTCACGTACTGGTTTTCAGGCGTCGAGGCGGGGAATCTAACCGACGGATTTTTGACCGCAAGCGGCGACAACGACACTTCTGATCCGCCCGACGGCATGGACGGCAGCGGCCCGTGGATGCAGCAAATAAGCGGCGGGTTCTCCGACGGCGGCAGTTACGGCGGCGGGACTCGGTTTCCATGCGCTTATCGGTTCTCGTTCTGGCGCAGCGTTCGCGGGCTCGGTATCGGTTCCTCAAGTACGTCCACGGCTCTAACAGAAAATGTTATCGAGCTGACCGTCACTGCGGGGGCGATTGTGTATCCCGATGGAACCGTTATCACGCCGGCCAGCGGTACGGTTGCGCTGGCAACTGTCCCTCTTGTGTCGGGCGGTGCCGGTGCGGTCGATCCGCACACCGGAGAAGGATCGGTGTCGTTTGCTTTGCAGTGCCAGAACGTCGAGACGACGTTCAGTATTCAGGCACGAATCCGGTGGAACGTCCAAAAGCGGCAGCACACACTGTATGGCATCGTGCGGGAGTGCTATGAGGAAGGGACGCCGTGTGCGACGTTTTGTAGCGGAGGCCAGCCGCCAAATACCATCTATCTTGAGATCAAAAACGTCTCGCTTTCTGGTGGCGCGACTGTGGCTGGACTGGCCGGAACGTATGTAATGACTCGCGTTCCAAACTACTGCGATTTATGGGAGCACATCGGTGCGCTGAACTGCACTCTTGGATTTTTCTCGGGATACCAGGAGACACTCTACGCTTCATCCTTGACCGTTACCTCTGTGCAGCAATCGCTGCGAAGAGTGTTTACCGTCTCTGGTGTGCCTGAGTGTGCGTTGCTACAACTGTACTGGTTTAATGCGACTCCTGTTCCTATCTGCGGAACGGGACTAATCAAGAGCGGCACGGGAGGGACGATCTTGGTCGCAAACGGTGCAGCCACTACGGGCACGTTTGATTGGGAGATCAGCGCATGAACTGCGACCTCTCCGCCCCCGACGCGACCTGCCCCCGTTGCGGCTTCGTGTCGAAGGTCCGCAACGCCATCCGCCAATGCCGCAAGCCGCTGCCGACGTTGTGCGGCCCCGCCTGCCAACTCAAACGCTCGCTGGCATGGTGGGGAATCCGCGACGACGGGAAGTGCGGCTGCACGGAGTACGCCGCACAGATGGACGCCTGGGGCGCAGAAGAATGCTTCCGCCGGATCGAGGAGATCGTCGAGCATCTTCGGGAAGCCGCGGCAACAAAGGGGCTGCCGTTCATCGCTACCGCGGCTCGGATGATGGTGGCACGGGCGATCGAGGCCGCAATGGCGGAAGCCGCACGATGACCGCGGAGGGCGACGCATGGCACGCCGATCAGCCACGGTCCACATCGGCCAGAAGAAGTGGAAAATCCGCGTCTGCGCGGTGCCGACTGACCGGCTCGGCGACTGCAACGACGAGACGGGCACGATCCGCGTGTCCAACAAGCTCGTCGGCGTCGACTTCGTGGAAGTTCTGCTGCACGAGTTGATCCACGCCAGGTGGTGGTGCCTGGACGAGGGCGAGGTGACGGAGTTTGCCGAGGAAGCCGCGGCCGTGCTCGAGGCGTTCGGTGTCACCCGTGGGGAGGACGACGATGGCTAAGAGACAGGCAGCCGGCAAGGCAGCCGGCGACGAGATCACGCTGATCGTCCGACGGATCGTCGCGGCACACCCGGACGCACCGGCTCGGACGCTCGCCCGGCGGGTCGTCGAAGAGTGCAACGGGGCGATCACGCTTGAGCAGGCTCGGACGCGGGTGCGTCAGTCGCTCGGGGTGTCAGGGAACAAGCACCGCAAGTCAATGTCTTCCAAAGACCTTTACCGCCCTCCGCGCCCCGCGGGAACGAAGATGGCGATGCCGCCGTCGCAGGCCGAGCCGTGGCTGCCGTTTGACCTTGGCATCACGGGAAAGATCGGCATCCTGTCTGATATCCACGTGCCGTACCACGACGAGACGGCGCTGCGGGCCGCGGTCGATCACCTTCAGGGCGAGAAGATCGACGCCTTGCTCCTTAACGGCGATTGGGCCGACTTCTATTCGATCAGCCGGCACGAGAAGAATCCAAAGCTGCGGAACTTCCGCAACGAGCTGGCGGCCGGCCGCGATCTCCTGAAGTGGATGCGGCAGGAGTTTCCGAACATGCGGATCGTCGCCAAGCTCGGCAACCACGAGGAACGCTGGGAGAAGTGGCTCTGGGAGCACGCCCCGGAGATTTCCGACGATCCGATCATGGGGATCGACAATTGGTATGGATTCCACAATCTGGGTATTGAACTAGTAGCAGACAAGCGGATCATCCTCGCCGGTGCGTTGCCGATTCTGCACGGCCACGAAAAAGGCAACGGGATCAGCTCGCCGGTGAATCAGGCCCGCGGGGCTTTCATGCGGCTGCATCACACGGTGCTCGAGGGCCACGGGCACCGCACCTCGACACACTCTGAGCCCGACATGATGGGCAGCGAGACGGTGTGTTTCTCGACGGGATGTCTCTGTGACATGCGGCCGGCTTACGCACGGCTCAACAAATGGAATCAAGGCGCGGCGGTGGTGGAGGTCCACTCTGACCGCTCGTTCGACGTGGAGAACTTCCGCATCCAGAGCGGCAAGGTGAGGCAATCGTGACAGACGCCGACCTCGTTACCATCGATCAACGCATCCAGAGGGCCGGTGCCGCCAACTGTTGGACGGGCACACTCGGAAGCCTCGCTACCGACGCTCGTCGGCTGGTGCGGCACATTCAGGAGACAAGGCAAATGGCAGAGGAATACCCACAACGAATTGAAGTCCCGTGCAACACGTGCCGCGGAATCGTCGGGCTCGAGCCGACGTGCCCGTATTGCAACGGAGCCGGAAAGTATTGGAAGCGAAGCTCTCAGACTGAGCCGTGGAAGTACAGCTCCGAAGATCCGCCGTGCTTTCGCGCTGGCTTCGACGAAGCGACACACGAAAAAAGGGCGGCCGCAACGCTTGCCGCGGCCATCGCTGAACACTCGCGGCTCGCCAAGGAGCAGCTTTCTTACCCCGTTGATCACATCCTCCAGGGCGAGCGGGAGCTGAAGCATTTCACCGGCGACGAGATGGAGCCGGAGGCGACGTTGATCGAAGAGCCGGAAGGCCCCCCGGTGGCCGTGCAGCTTCTCGACACCGCACGGGCCGCGGTGCTCGATCGGCATCGGGTGTACGGCCCGCCGCAGGAGCATTTCGCACGGACGGTCGGCATGGTCAACAGCCTCTTTGCGTCGGTGCTGAAACGGCCGCTGACAACGTCCGATTGGGCTCGCATCATGCTCTTGGACAAGCTCTCCCGCGATCTCGGGCCGCGGCCGCATCCCGACAACGCTGTGGACCTAGCAGGCTACGCGGCCTGCCTTGCCGAGTGCCAGGCGTCCGTACCCCCTGCCGGCGGCAACCCGTGAGCCGTAGCGTGGTGGGAGGTGACGCATGATCTCACGGCCGACTCACTGGCGGACCGGCCCGAACGGCCGGGAAGCCGTGGCAGCCGCTGGGGACTTCGTGTCGCTGGAGCATCTGCTGCGGAGCTGCGAGAAGTCCGGCCGGATCACATCCCGGCCGGAGCGGACTGACCTTGAGCTTGAGGTGATTGCCTACCGGCTGGGGATGACGGTGGACGAAGTCCGGCGAGCGATAGCACGAGGACGCACGGAGATCACCGATGGCTGACTCTCTCGACGGGATCGTGACGACAACGACTAGCCTGACGCAGACCCAGACGGGCACCGTCGGCAGCTCGACGCGGGCTGTTTCCGTGTCGTCGGCAATGCCACTGAACAGCGTCTCGGGGCCGATTGTCGATCAGCTCTGGGTGAGCAACCGCTCTTTGGCGGTCGGGTCGTCCGAGACGCTCGACCTTCTGTCGCTCACCGACACGATCCAGGGCGCGACCGGCATCCAGACCATGCGACAGGTCCGCCTTGTGCGGATCGAGAACAACGAAACGGTCACCGGCCCGCGGATCGTCGTCGGCCCGTCGGGGACGAACGGCTGGGGCCGTGTCGCCGGCGAGATCGGGCCGGGCGGCGAGTTGCTGGCCGTTCAGCAAACGCACGCATGGGGCGTGACGGCCACGGAACGGGGCGTGACGATTCGCGCCACCGGGCCGACCGGCTCAGTCTCCTATTCAATCGTGATCGCGGGAACCGCCACCACCGGACCAGCGGGGTATTGACATGACTCCAGACCAACTGCAATCCGCCGTCCTGACGTTTATCGCCTCCGCGCGGCTCAAGGCCGCCGGCGGGCTCACCGTCAGCGAGTTCGGCTCGCTGACCGTCGAGGTTATCCGCCTGGCGGTGGCCGGGCTCGACACGATCTCCAGCCTCGACGGGCCGGGGAAAAAGGCTTGGTCGCTGGCGTGCGTCGGCACGCTCTTCGACGCGGTCGCCGATTCCTGCGTGCCGTTCGTCGCCAAGCCCGTTTGGTGGATCGTCCGGCCGACGGTTCGCGCGCTGGTGCTGTCGGCGGCCGGCGGGGCGCTCGAGCAGATCCTGACGCTCACCCGTGCCGCCGCCCCGGAGCCGACCGCATGACCACCGCCGCTCTCCTCGCCGCCGCCGCGGTGGCCTACCTGCTCTGGACCCGCCCAGCGGTCGCGCCCGCGCTGCCGCAACTGCCGCCACTGTCGCCCATCATCCCGCCCGGAATCATGCCGCTGGGGATGCCAGGGGCAGCGGCTGCCGGCGGCCCGCACCCGCTCACGCTCCTGGCGATCCTGGCCGCGGGGGCGATGATTGCGTTCTCGATTCTGGAATCTAGAACGCCGCCGCCTGTTCCCGGCCCCGCGCCGGTGGTCGGGCTCGATCTCCGAGGCCGGTTCGTTGGGCCGGACGCCGCGACCGACGCCTCAACCACTGCCGCCCTCCTCGAGGAGCTGGCCGGCGCGATCGAGTGGGACGGGCAGCAGGCCGAGCCCCGGCTCCGCACCGGGGCCGCCTTCGACGATCTCCGCCGGTCGGCTCGGGAGCTGCGGACGCGCGGCGTCTCGCTCGGGGCTCGGCAGCCGGCCGTCCGCGACGAGATCAAACGGTTCCTCGATGCAGAGGCCGGCACCGAAGGCGGGCCGGTCGATGGTGCCGCCCGTGCGAAGTGGGTGAGGGCTTACCGGGCCGTGTCGGCCGCAGCGGCGGAGGCGACCCGATGACCGCTCGCCAACGCACCGTCTGGACCTGGAGCGCCGTTGGCTTCGTCGTGTTCGCGGCGATCGTCGGCGCGCTCGTCGAGCGGGCCACGCACCGGCTCGCCGCTGGGGTTGAGAGCAGGTTCGGGTACACGCCGAATCCTGAAGGCACGAGAGAGTTCCTGGCCGAACTGGATCAGCCAGAGTTCAAGGGCGCGGCACCTGACGTGTTGCGAAACGCCAAGGGACGCGACACGTTCCTTTTTCGCCATGCCGATCGGGCACACCGCGCCGTCTACGGCCGCCCGTTTGAAGCGTGGAATCAAGGCAACCACGGTTCCTGCGTCTCGTTCGGGTGGGCTATGGGATCGTTCGTCGGCCAGGCCGTGGACTGGACCGAGGGAGAGTTGTCCGACCCGCCGAAGCTCGTCGCCACCGAACCGATCTACGGCGGCAGTCGGACCGCTGGCAGGCTCCCGCCGATCACGTTTGCAGGATATTCAGACGGCTCTTACGGGGCCGCAGCGGCCCGCTGGGTGGTCGGCACAAAGGCCGGCGTCGGCGGCATCCTCTACCGCCAGAAGTACGGGGCGATCGATCTCTCGACCTACGACATCTCGCTGTCGAAGGAGTGGGGGGCGAACGGCGTTCCGGCCGCTCTGGCAAAGCAGGCGACCGATCACACCGCCCAGGGCGTCGCCCTCTGCGACTCATGGGACTCGCTGGCGGCCGCGATCGAGAACGGCATGCCGGTGCCGATCTGCTCCAACGTCGGCTTTGCCGCGACCAACGTGAGGGACGCTGACGGGTTCCTTCCTCGAGGTGGCAACTGGTCCCACTGCATGGTCGTGATCGGCATTCGGTACAAGGTCAACGGAAGCCCGCGAGACGGTGCTCTCGTTTGTAATTCTTGGGGATCGTCGTGGGTGCGAGGAGGCCGTTTTCCTGCGGACATGCCAGAGGGCTGTTTTTGGGCTGACCGCAAGGACATCGAAGCCATCCTGGCCCAGGGCGATTCGTTCGTCATCGCCGGCGTGAACGGGTGGAAGGCCCGCGACCTTGACAACGGCGCGTGGCTCCAGCCTGCCGCCGCTCGCCCGCAACCCGCCCGCATCATTGCCAGCGTCTACTCTCTCGCCCCGTGAGGCCGCCATGATCCTCGACCGCCGCCTTGTCGCCATCATCGTCGTCACCCTCGCCGTCGGCTGGTGGCTGGGATCCAGCCCCTCGAGCCCGATCAACCCGACGCCCCAACGGCCGGTCCTCGCCGCCGTCGGCCGGATGGCCCGGATCGCGGCCCGGCTCGGCCTGTGGATGGCGATGGCGGCCGAGCCCGCCCCGCAGCTCGAGCGGCAGCAGATCGTCAGAAGCCCGGCGGTCGACGCCGCCGGGAATCGAGTGGTAGATCACGGGGAGGGCTGGTGATGGACCCGATTCTTCTCGAGATCGTCCTGTGGGTCGGCGGGCTTGCCGCCGTCGGCAGCGCTGTCGGCGTGACCCTAGTTCTCGCTGCGTGGTGGCTGTTCGCGCGGCTCTCAGCGTGGTTCGACCACGA